GATGCAACTGTCGGCAAGCCTGCCCAACCACGCGGCGATCTACCTGGGTGATCAGCAAATCCTGCATCATGTACAGGGGCGACTGAGTAGCCGCGACGTTTATGGCGGTTACTATGTGAAGAGCACTGCCCTGGTCTTGCGGCATGAAAGTCGTTAAGGTCTATGGCGCACTCCGCAAGCGACTCGGACAGTGCCGTTTCGAGTTCGAGGTGGACACGCCCGCGCAGGCGATCAAGGCGCTATGCGTGAACTTCCCTGGCCTGGACAAGTGGCTCATCGACTCTGAGCAGACCGGAATGGGCTTCCGCGTCACTGTCGGCCGCGAGCGTGTGACCCCCGAGGATCCGACTGTGGCTGTGCTGCCATGGTCTGAGCGGGATGTGTTCAGCATTGCGCCTGTGGTGGCTGGTGCTGGTCGAGGCGCAGGGCAGATCTTCGCTGGCATCGGCCTGGTGGCGCTGGCGATCGTGTTGGGCCCTGCTGCCGGTGGATTTCTCGGCTTGGGCATGGGACTTTCCGGTGTCACTGCAGGCGCAGCAGCTGGCAGCGCGGCCATGGGCATCATTGGCGGTGGCCTTGCAAGCGCAATCGGCCTTGCTGGCGCCAGCTTGATCATTGGTGGTGTTGCCAGCATGATCTCGCCCCAGGCATCGATCAGTGGTTTGCAACGCGGCAAAGAGGCAGCCCGGTTGGAGTCATTCAGCTTTAGCGGCATCGTCAACACGAGCCAGCAAGGGATGCCGGTGCCGATCGTTTATGGCCGCGCTTTCGTTGGTTCGGCTGTCCTGTCTAGCGGCCTTGACGTGGCGCAACTGAAATGACGCAGCTCCAAGGTTCTGGTGGTGGCGGTGGTGGCGGTGGATGCTTCCTGGGGCACACGCTGGTGCGCACGCCTGACGGGCAGCATCGCATTGATGAGCTGCAAACTGGCGATCAAGTCCTGAGCTTTGACGACAAGGGCACGCTGCACGAGGCGACGATCCTGAAGGTGCATGAGCACCCAAACGAGCGCGTCTATCGCTATCAGCTCTGGGGCGGCGCATCGCTGGATGCAACCCCGAATCACTGGGTGCTGAACCAGTTCAATGCCTTTGTCGCGATCGGCAGCCTTGGTGCTGATGACTGCCTGGTGGACGAGAACAACCACCTTCGTCCGATTGTCGGCCGTGAAGAGTTGCCTGCGGGCACCGTCTATAACCTGACTGTCGAGGGGCACCATACCTTCATCGCTAGCGGCATCCGCGTTCACAATGCCGGCCTTGGCGTGCTGCAAGGCGCAGGTGGCGGCGGTGGCGGCAAAGGTGGTGGCGGCACGACCCACGTCCCATCAGAAGCTGACGACAGCCTGCAGTCGGTCCAATACGCCAGCGTCCTGGACCTGATCAGCGAGGGCGAGATCCAGGGCATCGAGGATGGCGTACAGGGCATCTACCTGGATGGGACGCCCGTTCAAAGCAGCAGCGGGATTGACAACTTCACCGGTTACAGCGTCGTCACCCGGACTGGCACGCAAGCGCAGAGCTACATCGCCAACACCAACGGCATCGAGTCAGAGCAGGCCGTCAACGTCGAGATCACGGCTGCTGCATCTGTCACCCGGCAGATCACTGACTCGGACGTGGACCGCGCCCGGATCACGGTGCAGGTGCCAGCGCTGCAGATCATCGAGGATGACGGCGACATCATCGGTCATAGCGTCACCATCCGCTGCAGGGTGCAGTACAACGGCGGCGGCTACACGACCGTGTTTGAGGACACGATCAGCGGCAAGACCACAAACGCCTACCAGCGCGACTACATCATCAGCCTGAGCGGTGCGTTTCCGGTTGACATCAGGTTGGAGCGCATCAGTGCTGACGAGACCAGCGCCCGCCGGCAGAACCGCACTTTCTGGTTCAGCTACACCGAGATCATCGACGAGAAGTTCCGCTATCCCAACAGCGCGCTGGCATTCCTGCGCTTCGACAGCCGTCAGTTCAAGGGCATCCCAGCCCGCAAGTATCTGGTGCGTGGCATCAAGGTGCAACTGCCCAGCAACGCCACGGTCGACACGACTACCTACCTCGGCCGCGTTACCTACAGCGGCGTCTGGGATGGCACCTTCGGCGCTGCTACCTGGACCAATGACCCTGCGTGGTGTCTGTGGGATCTGCTGACCAACACCCGCTACGGCGCCAGCATCCCAGCCAGCAGCCTTGATCGTTACGACTTCTACGCGATCAGCCAATACTGCAACGAGCTGGTCAGCAACGGTCGCGGCGGGCAGGAGCCACGGTTCAGTTGCAACATGCTGATCAACAGCAGGGACGAGGTCTACAACGTCATTCAGGAGTTCGTCGCGCTGTTCCGTGGCATTGCCTACTACGGTGCCGGCGCCATGGTGGTACTGCAGGACAAGCCATCTGACCCGCAGTACCTGCTGACCCCGGCCAACGTGGTCGATGGGCTGTTTAACTACAGCGGCTCATCGCAGAAGGCGCGGCACACCACAGCAACCGTCGCCTATCAGGATTACGACAACCTAGGCGAGGTGTCCTACGAGTACGTCGAGGATGCGTCAGCCGTCGCCAAGTACGGCATCATCAACAAGGACATCAAGGCAGTCGGCTGCTACTCGCAAGGGCAGGCGCACCGTGCCGGTAAGTGGGCGCTGCTGTCTGAGCAGAACCTGACCGAGACCGTCACCTTTTCAGTCTCGATCGACTCGGGCATCGTGCTGCGACCTGGCATGGTGATCGACGTTGCCGATCCGGTCAAGGCTGGTAGCAGGCGCGGCGGCCGGATTGCAGCAGCAACAACCACGACCATCACGCTCGACGACGCCACCGGCATCACGCTGGGCACCTCGCCCACGATCAGCGTCCTGCTGCCCACCGGCCTAGTCGAGACCCGCACCGTCAGCACTCTGGCTGCTGGCGTGATCACGGTCACCAGCGCTTTCAGCGAAGCGCCCAACGCCCAGAGCATCTGGATCCTGCAGAACACCAGCCTGCAGACGCAGCAGTTCCGTGTTGTCAGCGTGGCTGAGGCCGAGGATGGCATCTACGGCGTGACGGCGCTGGCCTACAACAGCAGCATCTATGCCGCAATCGAATCCGACATCAAACTGCAGACGCGGGACATCTCCAACCTGTCCGCTCTGCCGCAGTCGCCCACCGGCCTGACTGGCACGGAGCACCTTTACACCGACGGCCAGAACGTCCGCACGGCATTTGAGCTGAGCTGGGTGCCGCCGACGCAACTGGTGCAGTCCTACCGGGTGATCTATCGGCTCGGCAACAACAACTTCTCGCAGATCGACACCAACAGCCCCAGCACCCGCATCGAGGGCTTGGACGCTGGCACGCTGCAGGTCCGGGTGCAGTCGATCAACAGCCTCGGCGGTGTCAGCAATCCAGCCACTGCAACCTTCAACCTGATCGGCAAAACAGAGCCGCCTGGTAACGTCCAGAACCTGACCATCGAACCGATCAGCGCCAACAGCGCCCGGCTGCGCTGGGATGCCACGGTGGACCTAGATGTGCGCGTCGCCGGCCGCGTTCATATCCGTCACTCCAACCTGACCAACGGGACAGCCACTTGGAGCAACAGCGTTGACCTAATCCCTGCGGTCGCCGGCTACAACACCGAAGCGATCGTGCCACTGGTGGAGGGTCAGATCCTGGTCAAGTTCGAGGATGACGGAGAGCGTCAGAGCCCAACTGAAGCGAGCGTGATCGTCGACTTCCCGGATGCGCTCGGCAATCTGCTGGTACAAAGCCGCCGTGAAGATGCTGACACGCCGCCGTATCAGGGCAGCAAGACCAACGTCTTTTACAGCGAAGAGTTCGATGCGCTGGTGCTTGACGGTGACGCACTGTTGGACGCCATCGCTGACTTTGACCTGATCAGCAGCATGGACTACCTCGGCGCCGTGCAGCCGATGGGGACCTACGAGTTCCTCAACACGCTCGACCTGGGTGCCAGTTTTGCCCTTGACCTGAGCCGCTTCTTCGTGACGGCTGGCTTCTTCCCGAACGATCTGGTGGACAGCCGCACTGCAGAAGTGGATGACTGGGCAGATTGGGACGGCGGCATCATCGATCAGGTCAACGCCAAGCTGTACCTGCGCCGCACGCCTGACAACCCAAGCAGCTCGCCCACATGGTCCGACTGGCAAGAGTTCGTGAACGGCACCTTCCTGGGGCGTGGCTTCCAGTTCAAGGCAGAGCTGATCAGCAACAACACAGCGCAGAACATCCTGATCGATCAGCTCGGCTACGAGGCCACCTTCCAGCGCAGGACTGAGCAGTCTGTTGGGGCTGTCAGCAGTGGCGCCGGCACGAAGGCGGTCACATTCGACAAAGCGTTCTTCACTGGTACCGCACTGCTCGGTGGTCTGAATGCCTACCTGCCCAGCATCGGCATCGTGGCGCAGAACCTGGCGACAGGCGACTACTACAACGTGACCAACGTCAGCAATACCGGCTTTGACGTGACCTTCAGAAACAGTGCTGGCACTGCAGTGAGCAGGAACTTCCTATGGACTGCGGTGGGATTTGGCAAGGGCGCTTAAAGTAGGAGCAAAATGGCCTAGCTATGGCTCAACACGATTACGTCATCGCCAACGGAACAGGCGCTGCCGTCCGCTCTGACCTGAACAGTGCGCTGGCAGCGATCGTCAGCCAGAACAGCGGCGCGACTGCACCCAGCACCACCTACGCCTATCAGTGGTGGGCAGATACGACCACCGGTCTGCTCAAGCTGCGCAACGCTGCCAATAACGCTTGGATCACTCTGTTTCAGCTGGATGGCGAGTGGAGCACACTGGCAGTTGAGAACGGCTCGGCCGCAGCACCGTCCATCTACTTCAAGGACAGCGGCACCGATACAGGCATCTACAGCCCTGGCACCGATCAGGTCGCCATCAGCACGGGCGGAACCGGAAGGCTGTTTGTTGACTCCAGTGGTCGGGTAGGTCTGGGGAATAGTAGCCCTAGCTACTTATTGGATTGCAAAAGTACTGGCGCAACAAACGTTGCTCGATTCCTAACCGGAGCTACAACCAGCAGCGAGGTTGCTCAGTTTGGCCGTTCTGATCAAGCCGTTAATCTTTCAATCGACTATGACGGTGCCGGTTCGATGGGGATTGGCACAACAACAGCGCATCCTTTCAACCTGAAAACAGGGGCTGTCACCCGCGCCACTATCGACACCTCAGGCCGACTAGGGATTGGCACTACGACGCCTGCTGGCATACTGGAAATAGCTTCTCAAGATTCAACCAACGACAACGGCCTTTACATCACAGCGGATGGCTCGTCGTTTGGGTATGCAAGCAACATTTACTTCAGAAGCAAACTGACCACTGGTGGTTCAATTGGAGTCGCGGCAAAAATTCGAGCAGAACTTGTCTCTGCCAATAACGCAGGGCTTTTGTTTTTTACAACAGCTAGTGGAACAAATTCAGAAAAAGCCCGCCTCACGCATGATGGAAAACTTTTAGTTGGCACGTCTAGTTACGCTGGCAACGGCAAACTAATTGCCGCAGGTAACACTGGCGGAGACGCTGGAACACTTGACATTTGCTGGGCAGGCTCACGTCCAACAGCAGCCAATACAGACATCGGTTATATCCGCTTTTACAGCGCTGATAACTCTTCTGGCAACGCACACTACGCCAGC